CTGCGCCCCGCACCTGTGCATCGGCGCCGACGGGGCGCTCCCGGTCTATCACAGCCTGCGCAGCGGCAAGCACGGCGGCGGAGGGAGCTTTCCCGTCCGAACCCACGGCCACGATATCCACAGTGCCGTTTCCTCTGGCCAGAGGAAACACTTTTGCGCGCAGAATCTCGGGGACCTCCATGCACCAGGCCTCGTAATGGTCGATGTTGCCGGAAGCAGGGGTGCCGGAGATCTTTTCCAGGGTGCGGGTGCGCAGGTCCTCATCGCTTTCGTTTTCCCGGCGGACAACGCCTCTGTCTGCACAGACGGCGGTCAGCCAGTCGCCCGTGGCGGTGGATACGAAAGCACGGCGTTCCAATCCGTCAATATCCATGCTCCACAGCTGCGCCATGCCGTCGGCACAGGCACGGAGCACATCGCCGGCAAAGGTGCCCTCCTGTGTACTGCCGGGACCGTTATAAGCATCCAGCAGCAGTGTCAACATTTCATCTTTGGTCATCCGATGGGAACCTCCAGTTTCTGAGTATATTCGTCATAAATGGTGTGAACGGTGAAAGATGCCTCCGCCAGACTGTCTTCTCTTGTAAAGGAGAAACTGTCCACGGCGGTGATGTAGGGCAGAACCATCAGGGCATCCCGGATATATTGCTTCAGCCGGCTTTCCAGAATGCCCTGGTCGGTGACGCCGCCCAGAAGCTGCTCCAGCTCGTTACCGTAGTTTCCGGACCATGCGGTGCAGCAAAAGCGCCGGCTTTCCGGGTGCAGCGCACGCCGGACCCATATTTTTACGGCCTCGATGCCGGTCACAGTGTAAAATCGGCCGTTTTGAACGGCAAATGTGCCGGCATCCCAGTCCACAGCCCATTCGGTAAACGGGGGAAGCGTACGGTCTGCGCTTTGTGCGGACGCTGTCCCCCAATCCGGAAAGATCATGTGTTTGCCTCCTCGACTTGAAATAAGATCAAAAGCCCCTCTTCACAGGGCAGCAAGGCCACCTCTTTGCCGAGATCCTCCTGAACGAAAACCGTCCCTCGGGGACAGAACAGCCCTTCCCTGATCTCGCGTCCCCACACTTCCAGCGTCAGGGGAGAGAGGGAGATCAGGGTACCGAACAAAGCGGCAGGGCGGTTGTCCGACTTTGGCTGCAGGAGATCCAGGATCTCTCCGTAAATTATTCCGCTTGTGTGCATAGCATTGACTTCCTCGCTTTCTTGGTTTGTGGTTTTCGCTTGGAGCAGCGGCGGCGCAGCCGGTCATTCCCGTATGAATTCCAGCTGCATGGCGGTGGTATGGATGCCGCCTTCCCAGCGATGCTCTGCGGCGGTGACAGCGTATACGCCGTCCAGACCCCACTCGCTGCGGTGCAGTTCAACGGCACAGCCGCAGCGGTAGTTCAAATTCCCCAGTACCGTTACCTCGCCCTGCAGGCTTCGCCCTTTCAAGGCGGTGCGGGCCTGTGCGGAAGGGTCATCGCCATTTTGGCGCAAAACGGTCTGAAACTGCCCATAGGTAGCAATGTCGGCCGGCTGTTCTGCGGATGCCCGTGCGATGTTTTTCCGGTCTACCACGGTGCAGCGGTTGACCATGTGTGCAAGGGACGCCGTCCCGGAGACATCCAGTATCTGTGAGGGCTGCAGCACATAGACGATGTAGGCGCCTCTTGTCACGCAAAGGGCGTCGTCCCGGATGGAGATCTCGTACTTTTCTCCCACGGTCTGCCGCAGGATGGAAAAGGCACTCTCGCCGGAATAAGAGGCAAAAAAGCGCATTCCCGGTCCGGTCTCCACCGTGCCGACGGCGATGCCAAGATCCTCTGCTACCTGATGCACGATGTCGGCGCTCTCGCCGAAGTATGCCCCGCGCAGTTCGTTGCGGGTGAGATAGATTCCACGGTCATAAGCGGTGAGGATGACCTTTTCCGGTGTGCGCTCCAGCACATGGATGCTGCCCAGGAAAACCTCCTTGCCTTCGTCATCCAGCAGCCGGACCGGATCACCCAGCGCGAGGGACGGTTTTTGCAGATAGGTATCCGCAGCGGCCAGAAGGATGGTGGCAGTGAGAGTGGTGGCAGCCTCACTGCGGGCTTTGCCCAGCGTCAGGGACTCCAGCACGGGGAGGATCATCTGCTGTCCAACATACAGTTTCAAAGCAAGATCACCTGCCCGATCTGCAGCTTGCGGGGGTCAGAGATGCTGTTTTTGGCAGCCAGACTCTGCCAGCGGGTGCCGTCGCCAAAGAAGCGGCAGGCAATATCCCAAAGAGTGTCGCCCTTTTTCACGGTGTAAGTCTGGGGAGTGATGCGTTCATCCGCTCTGGCGGGTGCATGGCTGCCTGCGGCTGATTGTTTTTCTGCCAGAGCTGCCAGAGCAGATTTGAATTTATACTCCCGCAGCGTCAGGGAAATCCAAATGTCCCGATCTCCCTCGCGCAAACACTCCGTTACATCTTCGATCAAAAAGGCATCGTTGATGTCGCTTCCGGAAAGGATCAGGCGGATGGGATCGCCGGAGTCCTGCCAGCTTTTCAGCATGGAAAGGACCGTTTCCGGATCGTTCCCGTCGGAAAAGGGGGATTGGACGGCTGGAAGAAAGGTGGCCAGCCGCACCTCGCGCAGACCCCGTCCGCCCCAAAGGTTCACCGTGCCTCCCATAGCGAGGGATGCGATGCGGTTGCGGTTGGGGCGGGAAACGGAGATCTCCGCAGGGTTGACAGTAAAATAAATGCGCTCCGCACCGTTGTTGTGCCAGAGCAAAACGGTTCTGGTATTCATAACAGTCCTCCTATCTTACGGCAGCAGCATTCCGCAGCCCCGTCAGAATGCGGCGGGCGACCTGCTCTGCCAGCGCTTCTGCGCTGACGGGTTCCTGCTCCGGGAGCTGTGCGGGATCTTCAGCAGCTTTCGGAACAGACTCTGCAGCTGCGGAAAAGACCTCGCGTGCGGGGCGGGAAATGACCGGGTGTACTGCCGGTGTCTTTGCGGTGGCGGTTGCCATTGCAGGCTGCGCGGCCTCCGGGGAATCGGGCGCTGCCGGCTGCCGCAGGAGATGGGCTGTCTTTGGATTGCGGTTCTTCGGCGGGGCTTGCGCAGGCGCTGCGGGTGCTGTGGGGGATGCTTCCTGCGTGATGGGAGCGGCTGCCGGGGCGGTGAGATCTGTGGGCGAAAGCACAGGGTCTCCCGCTTCGGCCAGAGCTTCTGAGAAAACATCGGGCGTTGCCGGCGCGGCAAGGCCGTCCGGAAAAACGCCGGGCGAGGGAGCGGGGAATGGGAACCCGACGCCCTCTGGCGCCTCGGCCACACTTTCCGCAGCCTTATCAGCCGCGGCTGCCGGCAGAGGAGGCGCCTCTGTTTGCTCCGGGTTTTCCGGGAGAGGCTGGCGGGGTGCTTCCATCCCGCTCAGCTCCAGAATTGTTCCGACAGCAGCCTGCGTTTCCTCTTCGGAGAGAAAGACCATAATCTCATCCGGCTGGAAAAGCTCGCCTGCTTTGCGAAGTTCCTCCCCGGCCGCCTGCAGTTCTCTGCAGGCGGCATAGAGGACGGCGCGCGCACCGCCGGCGCTGCGCAGCAGCACGGTCAGTTCTGCCGGAGGCAGCGCTTCCACGGTCAGAACACCCAGCTCACCGCATACGACCTGTGCGCTGTTTCCTTTGCGGGAGAGGCGCTCCCGCAGAATGTCCGTCAGTGTCATTATTCAGCTGTCTGAATGCGCTCCAGACACTGGAGATCGCTGGGGCGGAAGCGGAAAGGCAGCTTCTGCTGGTTCACTTCGCCCATTTTATAGCCGATGAAAGGCAGCTCGGTGAATGCCACTCCGGAGATGCTGTATCGCTCCTCCATGCCGCCGGCGGCGTCAGGATCTTTCAGTGCAGTGGTGATGGTACAGCGCTTGTCGAGTCCGTTTTTTGCCTGTTCCAGAACCTCGAAAAAGCGGCTGTAAACCTGCTTGAGGGTCATAGTGCCCTCACCGGAATAGCCGGTGATCTTGCTGTCGATGTCCATGCCGAACTGCACCTTTTCGCGCTGCACCTTGACGGTGAGGGTCAGCTCGCTCAGTTCGGCGATGCGTGCGCCATCCACCCATACCTCGGCGAAGGAGCCGGACAGGGTGCGGTTTGCCTGTAAATTACTCATGATATGTCGTACCTCCTGTTACATGGCGATGCGCAGGGAGAGGTCCTCCATGGCGTCGCAGAACGTCAGGTTTGCCTCCAGAAACACCTCGCTGCCGGTGTTGGCCCGCAGGATCTCGGCGTCCGTCATGCCGTCGGTGTCAATGCCTCTGGATTCCAGATAGGCTTTCTGCCCGGCAAAGGACACAAAGCAGCGGTTATCGGCGGTCTTGTCCAGGACCTCACCCTCCAGCTTTGTCAGATAGGCGTTGATGGCGGTGACCAGAAGCAGCTTGTTGTCGTAATCGTTGAGTACCTTGCCGATATAGCCGGACTCAAAGGTTCTGGCGATGTCGGCACGGATCAGGTCGATGCCCTCCACGATCTTGATCTTCTGGAAGGGAGCGCCCTTGTCGGCGGTCAGGCTGGTCAGGGAATTGACGGCACGCCCGAGGCGGTAACCGTCCTGCCCCCTGACGATGATGAGCTTGCCGGCATCCACTTCGGCGTCAGCGTCCTCATATTCGGCGCAGGACACCACTTCGTCCAGAGCGATGTAGGTGGCGGAACGGGTCAGGGGGAGCGCTGCCAGAATGGCAGCGATACGAACGGTGTAGGCGGTGGGATCAATGGCGCCGTCGTCCAGAACCAGATCGTCTGCGCACAGATTTACGATGCCTTCGCAGTCGGATGCCGCATCTGCCACAACGGCCTTGATGCTGCGGCCTCGGCTGCGCTGGGTTTTGACAAAACTCGCGATATCGTCTGCCTCCATGCCGGGGGCGGCCAGCCAGTCAAAGCGCAGACGCTCCAGCGCAGACAGTGCGCCGGCGCCGGCCCGCAGAACATACACCTTGGAGGGGGCGG